AGGGAGCCGAGGAACGCCGAGAAAGTCCGGCGCATCATCTCCTGGTCCGGGTAGTTTTTCGTTGCGCCGAAAGAGGTGACGATCAGGACCGTCAAGGCTTCCCCCATCGCATGAGCGCATGGACCTCTCGCGTCCCGTCCATCCCCTTGATCGCGGTGATCGCCTCGAAGACAAGCGGCTCGAACAGCCGGCGGTAGTCGTATTCCGACCTGAACCAGATATGGCCGGCGGACGGCGCCGGGGTGATGTTCTCGTAGCACAGAAGGACCCCGCCGGGAGCGAGCACCCGCATGATCTCCTGCGAGAGGATCCCAAGGTCGCGATCCGGGACGTGCTGGAGCACGGTCCACGTCAGCACCCCGTTGAAGGTTCCGTCCGGGTGAGGGATTGTCTTCCCGTCGAAGAGATCGAAGGTCCCGGATGGCGCGATCTCCCGTGCCTTCTCGATCGCCCAAGCGGCCACGTCGAGCCCGTGGACTTCGCACCCCATCCCGACAAGCTCCCGGGACATCCGGCCCCATCCGCACCCAAGATCCAGCACGCGCCCCGAGAGGATCCCCATGGAGGACGCTCGCAGCAGGCGGATGGACCGCCCCATCACCTCTTCGAATTCCTGTTCATTGAACGAGATGTGCCCGACGGTCTTCATGCCCTGCGCGGCGTACCGCTTGTCCCAGTACTCTTTCACTGCTCCGCAACCTTCTGGACGGCCCCCAGCGCGGCGGCCCGCTGCTTGCGGCGATCGAGGATCATGCGCCGGATGTATTCCCGCATCGCCAAGGCTTGCGACTCGCCGAGCTTTTTGCGCTCGATCCCTTCCTTGCGCTGCTCCGCCGTGCGGTTCTCCCAGGAGTTCGGATTCGCCCTGGACGCTCGACCCATCAGGTTCTCTCCCTTCTCATGCCGCCGCCCGCTTCGCGACGATCCCGTCGATCAGCCGCCAGAATTCGTACGGCGCGTCGGTCAGTCGCTCCCGCAGCGCCTCCATGTCGGTCAGGTCCCATCCCCAGGAGGCGTGACCGACCCGCTCGTTCGCGACGATCTTGCACCCGCACAGCGCCGCCTCGAGCACGACCCGCTCCCCCGCGCACCAGGCGTCCGGAAGATGGACCATAAATTCGTGTCCCGAGTAGAGGGCTGGCATCTTCTCAGGCGGAACCGGGGGGATCGTCTTCACGTTCTTCCCGCGGATGATGTCGGTCGCCGCGAGCACGGTGAACCGGATCTCCGGATGCTCGGCGATGTAGCTTTTAAGCCGGTCCCAAGTCTTGATCGTCCGCACGTTGCACACGAGCGCCGTCCCCGGGACTCGCGTCACGCCCACTACTGGCCGGTAGGCGTCCACGTCGATCGCAAGCGGAATACACTCACCGCGGGCCCCGAGAGTCTCAGCGTGGTTATCCCGATGGACCGGGGAGAGAAACACATTCGCCGCGGCATGCTCGAACAGCCGGCGGGAGAATTCCGGGCGGGTCAACTCCCGGTGATCGTGCTCGTACTTGACGTACGGCACGCACCGCTCAAACAGCACCGCCAGAATCTCCCGCATCTGCTCGCCGGAGAAGCGCCACAGGTTGTTCAGCACGATCAGGTCTGCGTTCGCAAGGACGCCGTCGGAGAACTCGGACGGCGTCACTATTTCGATGTGGAATCCGCAACGTTCGCCCACCGCCATGACCTGCCGGGCGGAGAACTCCGCGCCGCCCCTCCAATCGATCGGATTGTCCTGGACCCAGGCGATCCGGGTTTTCTTTACCCGCTTCGCTTCCTGCGCGCGGACCGCGATCCTTAGCTCCGATGCCGGTTTCAGGGATGGCCGCTCTGCCGGATCGATGATCCGCCATTTGCCCTTGAGCTCCCCGAGGATCGCCTTGTCCCGGGAGATGTGCATCTTCGGGCCGTAGGTTTTCCGAAGTGCTTCGTCGATGTTCTCGACGGCCACGATCCGGACGTTCACTTCGGTTTGTCCTCCCCGTACATATCCCGGAACGAGAGGAAATTCTTCGTCTCGTATTTCTTGCCCGGCGCCGCGGTCATCTCCTTGGACTCCGGCTCTACCAGCACTTCCCAGAGACCGTTCGCCACGCCCTTGGCCACCTTCTCCTCCGAAACATGCATGGTGTCCCCATTGACGCCACGGAGCATCGGGTCCAAGAGCCTCACCTTCACGAATCCCATCTGCCCTCCGAAAAGAAACGCCCCCGGGCCGGTAGAGAACCCGGGGGCTTTTTGCCTTCAGCCCGTTTACGACTCCAGGCCGTCGTCGAGGACCGAGAACGCCTCGGAAACCCCGGGCGCCCCGTCCTGCCGGACTACGAACCGGATCGCGGTCTGGTCGAGGTTGAACCGCCACTCCCTGGACGTGTCGATCGTCATCTCCTGCCGCATCGGCCAGATGTAGTAGGAGAGGTCTCCCAGGATCAGATCGCCGCGGGTGCCGAGCGCCGGGACGTTCCGGGTCTTGTAAACCGGGTAGCCCAGGAGCCTCGGAGGAACCTCCGCCCCCGCCATGTTGATGTATCCGTCGTGGTAGACGGGCTGCCCTACCGTGTCCTTCTCTTTCCGCAGAGAGTTCGCGGACGCCCGCGTGGTGAGGAAGGACAGATTCTTGAAGTTCTCGTCCAGCGCCGACTCCAGGTTCAGGAGGTCGTGGAACTTTATGACCCCGGTGTTCGTCCGCTTGACTTCGTTGATGCCGGAGTCGGTGAGGATCCCGGTCATCTGGTCGTTCACGCCGGTCCCGGAGAGGACCTCTCCCTCGGTCTTGTACCGGAACGCGCGGACGAAGAGCCCGGTTACGTAGTTCATGATGTTGATCGCTGCGTCCCCGATCAGCTCGTCCGAGAACGCGATGAGCCCGATCAGCTTCTTCGCCGTGAAGGTCAGCGAGTCGAACTCCGGCTTCGTGAGAGTCTTCTCGAGCCCCTCTCCCGGGTGGTACAGGACGATTCCGCCGAAGTACGAGCCGGCAGCCTGGACCAGCTTCGGGATCTTGAGCATTTGCCCGGACATCGTGAGTCGCCACAGTTTTCCCAGGATCTCGCTGTCCTGCGTGGCGAACTCAACGATGGTCGCCAAGAACTCCGTCGGCACCAGAACACCGGCATCGGTCGTGGAAAGAAAGTCCGTTGCCTTCTCGCCGAAGAGCTTCCTGTAATGCTCGCGCACTTCTTCGTTGTACTCCGCGATGTTGACGCCCGCGGCCCCCACCTTCTGGAAGTCGCATCCCGCCTTGACGATCTTGGCGAACTTCACCATCGTCGGGGAGAGAGACAGCCACGGCCCGCCGCCGCCCCTCATTCTGGACGCCAACGAGATGCCGTCGACGTACGGCAACCCCTTTGCCGCATGCGCCGCCGCCTGCTTCTGGTAGTAGCCCAAGTCGACGACGCTCTTCCCGCAGGTCTCGAACACGTCCCCGTCGCCCGTGGGGAACAATGCCTGCTTCTGGACCTTGCTGATCTCGTCCCGAAGCGCCTGGATCTGGGGCAGGTCCATCCCCTTGATCGCCTCGGCGAGGATCCCTTTCAGATCCTCCATCTTGATCGTGACTTCACCCGTTGGTTCCGGCATTTTCATTTCCTCCTTGGCCAGAAACGAAAAAAGCCCCACAAGGGGGCCTTCATCCGTCTCGGTATTTTGTGGTGGGGTTTAGGGCACGCGGCCCTTCATGCGGTCGATCTCCTGCTTGACGACTTCGCCGACCGCCTCTTTTGCGATGGCAAGGACGGCGGCCCGGGCCTTCGCCTCGGGGCTTTCCTCCTCGCGCACGATCACAAGTCGGGGCGGCGTTTTCTTTTCCGGCGGGTTGTTCGGGTCGCCCTCTTTACCCTTTTCCCCGCCATCCGGATCGGGCGGGAGGGTTGTCAGGAGCGGTTCCAATTTCGCGAGTTTCTTTTCCAATTCCGCGATTCCATCCGTGAGTTCCTTCATTGCGGCTGGGGTCGCCAGAATCTGATCCTTCAGCGTGTCCCAACTCGCGAGGATGTGCCTGATCTTGTCTGCCTCCTGTTCCGCGATCTTCGCGAGCAGCTCCGGCTCCGCCTCGGGGATCTGCTCCTCCTTGCCGGTGGCGGGCTCGAACGGCATGCAGCTGTAATCGTGCTTCTTTGCCCAGGCCTTCGCCTGCTCCGCGGTGAACTTGGACGAATCGAACCGGATGGCCTGGAGCTTCACGGAGTCGTCCTCCATGACGCCCCACAGCGCGTGGATCCCTTCGCCGAACTTGTCATTCTGCCGGCGGATCTTCTTGCACTTCGCCGGATCCATCACCCGGCAGGCGTGCTCGTTGGCGAAGGGCTTTTCCTCGGGATCGGGAGGGGCTTCTTTGTCGCCCGACTTCTTCTCGCCAGCGCATTCCTGCCCGCAGCCCTTGCAGTCCTTCGTATCGACGAAGCCGAACCAGTGGGGCTGTTCCTTGATCTCGGGGCGGCTGCCGGCGTCGGCCGCATCGAGGAACTCCTTGATTGTCTGTGCGTCTGGCTGCAAAGGAACACCTACCGGAGACCACTCCAGGAGCGTCCATCTGAGAACTTCTCTCCCGTTATACCGTCCGTCCTTCAGGAGATCCTTGGCCTCTTCGACGGTGTATCCGATACTCCAGTTTGGCAGGTAGCCATTCTTCGCTTTCTGGTACAACCGTCGTCCTGTTTCATCCGGGAAGAATTGCGTCTCGGCCATAATGACCGGCTTGCCTTTCCACGTGTCGGGACCAACTGAAAGTGGTTTCCCCACTGGCTCACTTCCCATCGGGCCGCGCCCGTGGAGCATGAGCACGACGGGTTTTCCGACGATCCGCATGCCGGATACGCGCATGACGTCCCCACCGCGATCTTTCGTTTCGCTGGAGATGATGTGCTTGATGACGAGAGCTTCGTCGTCCGCCGCCTTTACTTCGCTCTCGAATACTTTGTACTCGATCGGCATGGCCGTCTCCTTTTTGTGCAGGTTGCTGGAAATGAAAAACCCCGCGCGCAAGCGGGGCCAAAATGGTTCCACGTGGAACGGGAATCTATGCCTTCTCGTACCCCATGGCGCAGCGACACGAAATATTTTCCCCCGGATCGCTCCCGTTCCCGGGTGCATCCATCTCGTCATCGCCTACCTGGAACATCTCGTCGATGGGGATCCCGTCGGCGTACTGCGCGCCTGCTTCCACGTGCGTCGGGCGGACGTTCTCGTCGCCGGCGGTGATCCAGGTTTTGAGGACCTTCTCGTCGATCCCCGCCTGCCGGATCGCCAGGATGTCCGCCATGTTGTTCCCGGCCATGACTTCCGTGCGGGAGATGAGCGGGGCGCGATACGCCTCATAGGAATCGAACTTCTCCCGGAGCGTGTCGGCGATCGCGGAGAGGGGCTTGCCCTCGGAGAACCCCTGGCGCAGGACCGCCTTGATATCGTCGAAGGTGGTCCCGGAGACCTCGGAGGAGAACTGATCCATCCGCGCCCCGAGCCACTTCTGCACCTTCGGGTCGTTGATGTTGAATGTAACGGCCACCCCGAGCTCTCGCAGGATGCGGGCGCCTGCGCCGTCCACCATCGTCGTCACGGGCGGAGTGAAGAGCAGCTTAAGCCTCGCGGCCTCCGCCTTCTTGTCGATGTTGATGTTGTCGCCCACTCCCTTTTTCGCGATATGCTCCTGGACGGCCTTGCGGGACCAGCCGGCGTACTGCGACTCGACCTGGGAACCGAAACGGTTGAGCCGCGCGATGACCTCCTCGCCCTGGGCCTTGAAGTATCCCTTCATCTGCCCGGTCATCAGCCGCTCCCAGGGAGCGGTGCGGGCGACGAAGAGCTGCCAGCGCCGGTTGCGGCGGTCGGTGCGGGAGGCCTTCTCCTTCTCGTCTGCGTCGAGACCGTTTCCCTTCGGAGGCGGGGGAGGCTCGGGCGGCTCGTCTCCCTCCTGCATCATCCCGAGCGGGATCCATGGACGGTCGCCCCATGACACGGGTTTCTGCCCCTTGCGGGCGCGCACTTCGTTGATCGTCTCGACGAAGTTCCTTAATCGCATCTCCGTCTCGCGCAGCTCAAAATCCCTGTCGCCCGCATCCGGCTGATCGAACTCCGCGAAGATCCCCTGGTCGTACCGCGGCAGGAAGAACGTATTGATCTGCTCCTCGAGGAGCGTGCATTTCGGCCCGATGCACTCCTTCTCGAACGTTTCGTCCAGGACCTCCATGTTCGCCCGGTTGGACGGGACTTCGAGCCCCAGCTTCGCCTCGGAGAGATCGTAGGAGGTGATCGTCTTCTCGCGGGAGTACTTCGCGAGGCCCGTCACATTCATATCCTTGTTGGACCAGCCGGTTTTCTCCGCGGCGAGCCCGGAGTGCGTGATGAGCGGTCGGCCGGATTGAGTCGCATCGCCCCACTGCTCTCGGATCTGCTCCTTGATCTCATCGAGCTTTTCTTTCAGGAGCTGCTGCTCCGTGTGGAGGTGGATCCCCGGGACGCCCATGTTTTTGAGGAGCGCCCGCTGCTGCTGCATGAGGAACAAGTCGATGTCATAGGGGTGCTGCTGGGCCATCAAGGGGGAGAATCCCTCCCAGGGGGAGGCGGGATTCGGATATTTAAGGGGCAGGATTTCCTCGGGCTTGAAGGACTTGCGGACGGATCCGTCCTGATAGATCCATTCCTCGATCTGCATGTTGCCCGATATCTTGGGCTTGAGGGTCGCGCCCTTGGTCAGCGGCAGCGGCCAGATCTCTCCCGGCAGCCCGAGTCCGTTCTTCGGCAGGTACCAGCCGCAGAAACCCCCGAGCTCCATCCGGATCATCGTCTCGTACCAGAGCACCATCCGGGACATGATGCCGTTGGGCCGGTGGAGCCGTTCGAGAAATGGGTGCTCGAGGATCTCCCGCTTCTCGAGCCCCATTTCCTTGAGCGCGTATGAACGCTCCGCAGAGGTTCCGATCTGCTTGAGTTGGACGATAATTCCGCCGGGGTCGAGCAGCTTCTGCCCGCCTTTCTGCCGGAGCGTGTAGAGCCGCAGCGGTCGGGTTGCGACCGTCTTGGCGATCTTATCGATCGATGTGTAGACCCAGGAGCGGTAACACTCCACGAGCTGCGCGTACGATTGCCCGCCGCCCGTACCGAACTGCAGTGCGGACATGACCGCGGAGACGAGGCTGGCCGGCGGCTGGGATGCCGCCTTCTCCCGGATCCCCGCCTCCAGCCCGGCGAACAGGTCGATCTCGTCTCTTTGCATGCCTCCTCCGTATCTCAAGCGAAAGCGAAGCCGGGACTTCCCCGGTTGCTCAACCAATGGACAGCCTGAGTGCAGGCGTCGACCTGGTCGTCGTTGGCGCCGCGCGGGAACGATGTGCATTCGCCCACGAACTCCTCGACCCATGGCGCGATCGAGGGATCGGGAAGGTACAGGTTCCCGGCCTCCTGCTGCGGCTGGATCGCAAAGGCCCGGGCCTCCTTGCCGCCTTCCGGCTCGATCGGGATGATCCCGGGGATCTCCTTTTGCAACGTCTCGATGACGGCCGGCCCGTTCGCCTTGTCCTCGACCAGGATCGCAGTCGCCTTCGGATACGTGCCTTTCAGGTTCCGCACGGCCTGGCAGGACGCGGCGAACCCCATCCGCTCCCGGATCCGGACCGGCAGGAGATACTTGTCGGCGCCCTTGCGGGCCCACCCCTGGCCCACGACGAAATCGCTGTCGGTCATCTTCTTGAACGTCATGTCGAACGAGAGGATTGTCTCGTCGAGCTTCTCGGGGAGCGCCTTGTAGTATTTCCAGCACTCACGCTTGAGGATTCCGCCGCCGGCGGGCGCGGGCGACTGCTGAAATTGGCCCGCGATACCAAAACTGCCCATTACCTTTTTGCTTTCTGCCAACACATCCGGCGTAAACCTGGTGGGCCATAGTAATTCACCAGGCTCCTGCCGGGGGTCGTATAGTCCAAGGATCGTGGACCGCCGCTTCCCGTCGAATTCCATCGGGATGCAGATATGCTCCCACTTCACGCCCTGAGAGAGCAGATGGCCGGTAGCATCTCGTTCATGCGCACGTTGCTGGATGACGACCTTCCGACCCGTAGCCGGATCGTTGAACCGCGTGCTCCAAACCTCGTCGAGCCACTGATTGATGCTGTGTAGGTGTACGTCTGAGTAAATCTTTTTGAGATCATTTGGATCATCCACGACCAAGATATCGCCGCCCTCGCCGATGATCGATACTCCGGCAGAAGTCGCAATCCGGTATCCCGTCCTGTTATTCTCGAATCTCGTCTTTACGTTCTGATCACCGGTCAGACGGAAGACGTTCCCCCACAGAGAACGGAACCAAGGACTTTCGATGATGCGCCTGCACTTGAGTGAATCGCGGGTGGACACGTCGCCGGAGTACGAAGAGTACAGCCATCGTGTGGCGGGCCGAATCGTCCATTCCCATACCTGCCAGAACACGGAGACGATCAAAGACTTCATGGTCCGCGGCGGGATGTTGATCAGCAGATTCCGGATCTGGCCGAGACTCACCGCCTCCAGATGTTCACAGAGCATTCCAATGTGCCAGTTGTCGAGCAGTGGAGTTTCTGGCTCTACGACCGGCCACGCCTGCTTAATGAACTCGTGGAGGCTCTTCTCCGCTATTAGCTTGTCGATCAGGTCCAGCGGCGGGGCTTCCGGGATCTGCGTTTCCATTTCGGATGATGTCGCGAATGCGCTTGAGATCGTCAAGCGATAGACTCCTTAGCCGCTGTTCGTCTGTTGCGGAAATACCGCCGTACAGCGGCACGCCTTCTGCGCCGGTGAACTCCTGGCGCTCGACCCAGCCGCGGGCCTTCCCCTTGCATTTGAGGTGGAAGAAGATCGACGCTTCCTTGCCGCTCTTGATGTTCTTCTTGAGCTGCGATTCAGTGAAGTCGAGGTCCCGCTCGTTGATTTCGATGAAGGCTTCCTCGAACTCCGGATCGGCCTTGCGCCAGTTGAAGACCGTCCTCCTGCCAATGCCGGTCGCCCTGCATGCGGCGTACACGTCGCAGGCGCTCCGCTCGAACGCGGCAAGGAACAGTGCTTTGCGCCGTGCCGTCTTCGCGGAAGTGAGATCGTTTCCCGAGGCCGACCTGCAACCGCTCACGCCCTCGCCTCCATCCCCATCGCCATTGCGTTCCGCCTTCGGTGATTCGCCGCCAGCCCCCGCGCGCGCTTCGTCCCCGTGGGGCAGACGTCGCAGCGGCGGATGTCCCGCTCCCTCTCGTCCGCAGGCAAAATCTTTTTCCGCAGACACGCCCCCTCGCGACCTTCGAAGCGGCAATCGCGCCAGCGGTGACGGTCGGGAATCAGCATCCGGTTATCTCCCCGTCGGTCTTGAGCGTGCCCTGCCGCCGCGCGTACGGTGGGATCGGGATCACATCGCCGTTCTTGCAGCGGTACCGGATGAGGTCGCTTTCCACCCGGTACAAATCCAGGTCCTCCGCGATGATGACCGCCTCGGGTTCATCGAGTAGGTAGACAAGACCGCGCATCGGAAAGCTCCAAAAAGAAAAGCCCCGGATGGCAAAGTCCG